GCCTTGTGGGGGCATTCCCTGCGGGGGTTGTGGTTGGATGTCAGGCATTGGTCCTTCGTAGGACTCATGCTCTATAATCACCACATCATCATTCTGTACAACCTGCTCTAACTCTATGTCTGTCAGGTTCTTATATTCTTCACGCTCTACTTCTTCGTACTCGTTCCACCATGCTTTGACGATACCATTCTTCTGTAGGAGGGCATCTGTGAACCAACTATAGAATATCGACCAACCATCATTGTCTTGTCTGACTACGTAGTTGACATAATCGGTTGCTTGCTCTGCCATTGCGACATCTTCTTGCTTCTTCGGTACAAACTGTACAAGTTCATCACCAGAAGCGAACACCCTCATGAGAGATGGTTTTATCCACTCTATAACGTCCTGTACGGTGCGATCAACATACTGCGATCTTCCCTCAACCTCATTGCCAAACAACTCTCCATAGTAGTAACGCATTGCTTCATTGCGTTGCTCGGCGATTGTATCTCCGTAACCGAGTGCGTCTGTTATCTCGCCATCAATTCGAGATACTAGGTCCTCGTCTGTTTTTGGTGCTTCATTCTTCATATTATAATATTCCCATTTCTCGGTATTCTAACGGTTTGTCGAAATCAAAGTTCCATGTCTCGTCATTTCCTGCTATAGCCCATCGCCTGCTCTGGTAGCAGTATCGCATTGCTGACATGCTGTCATCTTTCATTGCTACTATTTTACCTTCGTACCTGTGGTACTGCCGATATTCCGACAGAAGGTTGTGCAGGTCGCTGAATATTTTGAACTTACCGTCTTCCATAGAGACAAGCATTTGTTGAATACCTTCTTCAACGGAGTTACCACCCTTCTTTTGACCAAGGGCCGCAGGGTTAGTAAAATGCTCCAGAAGAAAGTTACAACCAAGACTGCGATACTGGTCAGCGAGGCCAGGATTGCCCATACTGTCCCTACGATTACCATCATGAGGGTACGCGATTGGAATAAAGTGGGGCCTTTTTTTAATCTCTCTTGCATGTTCTGTAGGGCTTCTCTTATTGAGTGCATACTCGTCATATACATAGAAGATATCCTCCTCAGGATCAGTTGCACCCCAAACGACAGCAGTATTATGGTCCCACCCAAAATCAATTGCAGCAATCCTCGGCCAATCCTCAGGTATTTTGAACGGCTCAACCACCAACTTCTCTTCAGGTATTGGAAAGACCAACCCCGACCCAACCATAGGCTTACCATACTTTCTCATCTCTCTTTCGTGTGGACTGTAGGCAGATAGAATCTGATCCATCATGTCCTTGTCTAGGTGCCCAGGTTTACCGTTACGAGTCTTTGTAGTCTCAGCAGCAGCGTCATCCCAGGTGGCAGTAGTCAAACTCTGCCCCTTCTTCAAGTCGTTCATGAAGGCACTTACAGTCTCCGTCATGCCCTTCTCTGGGGTGAAGGTCATATACACCATGCCCTTCCTATCGAGCGTCCTAGTGACGCACTGAGAGTACAGGGTTCTTACAGGTTCTTCATCAAGCCAGATACAATCTACTGATCTGCCCATCCACTTCTCTACTCCAGACTCGTACGACTTGAAATGGACACTGGAGTTCTGTCCATTCACATGCTTTATAAGGGCGATAGACTTAGCGTTTGGTACGCCAGGTTTACGCTCTGAAGAGACTATCAAGGCCTTTGGTATGGCACCAGTGCCCCATGCTTCTGGGTCTTCAGGTGTGCCAAGCAACTCGGCCTGACAGATGTCTCTTGTGGACTCGTTAGAGATGCCACCAACCCACGCGGTAATTGAGGTCTTATACCTCTTACCGTGCCACCACTTGGGGTATATCCCCGTCAAGTGAAACGACATTTCCATGGCACCTGAAAGGGATTTACCGATTCGGTTGGCGCACATCAACAGTCGCTGGTTGTTCTTTCTCCCTGTGTCGTGAAATAGTTCTTGAAAAGGGTAGGGGTCATATTGGTTTATCTTATTGTATAACTTACGCTGTGCAAGTTCCTGACCTATCTCTACCGCTCTTCGTTTTTCCTCAGTGGACTGGGTCATCAGCACCCTTCATAAGTTTCTGTAGTTCTGCTTCCAGTTCCTCGGTGGATAGTTCGTGTACCGTGGTGGTTGTCGATTCAACCAAAGAGCGATCAATAGGTTTGTAACCAGCGCGATCAAGAAGGTCCTTGCAAGCGTTCAAGCGGACTGCTTCTGAATCAGCATTGAGTGCTAACTCTCTCACCTTTCTGATAACAGGAACTACATCATCCCCGATCTCACCACGGATTGCCTCAGCAATCTCAGGAGCAAATCGGTTCTTTAAGTCATGTCCTTTTTGCTTGGGGGTAGAGTATCCCGACATCTTTGCTGCTTGGGTAGCATTACCTGTAGCAGTATATATGGATATGAAGTTCTTTTGCTGATCGTTCAATATTCTTTTCATTCAAGCATTCCCTTTTTGAATCTATTTTTTATAGACTTGCCTTTCTTTGAATCTATCTTACTTCCTGATACCCAATCACCAAGTATACCGCCAGCCCCCAAAGCAGTCATAGCGGTGTCTACAAGCAATCCTTGACCGACAGACGCTCCAGCACGCATGTAGGGGTTTTTCACCCCAGCAACATTGCTATCAATATTACCTTCAAATCCAAACACATCACCAACCTCTTCCCACAACTTATACCCTCTTCGCCTTGAGGCAGATAAGGGGTTGTTCGGAGCGAAGTAATCAAGTGCTACAGATGCTGCTGTAATGCCACCGATCTTGCCAATGTTCTTGAGCAGACTGGGACTGATAAAACCACCCTGCCCCTTGAGTTTCTTTACTTTCTTCAGGAACTTGTTACGGTCCTCGGAGAGTTTCAAAGGGTCTTTGAGGTTCTCCTTGTGCTTTGCTTTTGCATCGTCAACTCTGTAGTTTGGTAGTTCCTTGCCATCGTTTGCTCGCCAGTCAGCAGTACCCATAGCGCCTTTGCGTGCAGTGTTCTCTGCGATTGTTGGTTCAATCTCTTTGAGAATTCTATCGCCTTCTTTGCTGAGGGATGCTGCGTTCTTCTTTGAGTCTATTGATGGCAGTATGCCTTTACTGGTAGAGTCTACGTAACCCTTCGAGGGGGTATATCCACCTTTGAGGTGCCTTTCTGCAAATTCTTGTGAATCTAATCTGTCGAGTGTACCATCGTGCATTCTTCCAAGACCAATGGCTCCATCGGCCTTGGTCATTGCTAATCCAGGTCTAACTACAGTATCAACTCTGGTGGTTGGTGACGGTACTCTTGGTATACCACGAGTCTTCTGTGCGAATTGTGAAGGACCACCATTCTTGTTTAGTAACTTTGAAGGATGTGCGGAAGACCGAGATGGGGTTCCATTTTGTCCACGACCTTTGAGTTGACCAGCATACGGGTCACGAGCATTTCTGTGACCGGAGAATTCATGTGGTGGAATGTTCTTTATTGGTGCTTGTCCTAGAAGACTAGGAATCCTTGCCTTCCCAGTTTGGGGATTCTTTCGAACGTCACCAGACTTCTGGTATTGTTCGGCAGTAGTTCCTTCCGGTAAACCAAGACCACGCATCGCTGCTCGTTGCTTGGCGGTTGATTTGTTTCCATATCCTGCAAACCCACTTCTACCCTTTGGCTCGTTCAGATTGCCATTCTTATCGTAAGATGATGCCATTCCCAAGTTGGATTCTTTCAGCATACCTCCAGCGTTAACCTTACCTGATGGGTTGTCTGCGAACTGCTCCATAACCTCCTTATACGCTTTCTGAACGTCTGGAGATAGTTTCCTAACATCATTTTCAGATAACTTGCTTAGTACTTTAAATTCCTTTTCTGATAAACCAACTCGCACTTCTTTATTGGTCAAGTCTACCGGTGAATCATCAATGTCAATAGAAAGCATCCCCGGTTTCCCACCACCCTCAATAGTGCTGGATTCCTTGCCTCCCCAATGAGGTTTGGCAATGGTATCACTAGCAGCCATTCTCTGTATCTTTGTGAAACTCTTGGTGGCCTTCTCCATTACTTCCCTGTAGTGCTTTTGTACTGCGGGGGTTTGCCTTTCGATACTATTTCCGATCCTCAGCAGTTTCTCGAAGGCAGTCAAAGACTTCTTGGGCATTCGAGTCTTCGCTTTGCCGGGGTAATCAGGGTATTCATTACCTTTGAGGTTGCGACCCGAACCACCCTTGAGGTACTCTCCAGTCTTCCATTCGGTACCGAGGTAGTCGTCAAAGTCTACTGGCACACCACTCCCTTTAGAGTAGGTTATTGTTCTTACTTGCCCTTGGAGGGTTTTCAGGAGAGAGTCAATTGATGCTTTTGTTGTCATCTAGATACAGCAGGGCAAGAA